GGCTAGTCAGGCCAAATCTAGGCTTGCGACCTCTGCCAGAAATACTAACTGGCAGGAACCCAGGCTCTATGGTAGCCAGTAACCCCATCACGGGGTATGACACCGTTAACCCGTATCAGGTTTCCACGCTGATCGTGGCCAACGGCGATCCCAAATTTTTCGTTTGAGATCCCATAGAGAGCACTCGCGTAAACAGCCCCCGCTGGAAAGCGGGACCATTCGAATACGCAGAACGTGAAAGGAATCCACGCCCGTATATAACGAATAGAGTCTTTACGGCGGATTGTCCAGCGCTCGATGTCATCGTGAATTACGATGTCACCGAGATAAGCTGGCCCACGGCACGCACGTACGAGAGCTGGAATTTGATCCAGACAGACGTGCCATGCTTTCAAAAACCGAGGGTCGAAGACGGCATCTTCATGCCACACCCTTCGAAGTCCGTTAGCGAACGAGATCCAGTCTTGAGGACTGGCAGGCGCACGATCTTGGAAATGCGGTCTTACTGCATAACCATTAAAGTAATCGCCTCCGCAAGATTCGCGGAAAAGACCCGAAACAAAGGTCTTACGAGGATTCGGCGTAAAACCGAACCATCTCAACGCTGAAATCACCTCCTCTACCTTTTCGGTAGGTACGATGATATCATCACCGTAGACGGAAACATTCTCGGACCGCCTGCCACAGATACTTCGGCAGATGGCCAAGAAAATAATCGTTTCCAGTTCGAAAGTGAAACCGTTACCCATACCTGAAAATTTCTCCAAGTATAACCTTTTCCCGTCCGGAAGGACGGTTATAGGTACGCGAAGCGAGTTCAATAATTCGAACCAGCTGCGGGTTAAGAGTGCCTGAACGACACTCTTAGCTACTGTATCGCTTGCATTACTGAGATCTATCGTTGCAGCGGCCCCTGACTTAGAGGCGGCACGGGCAATCTGCCTATGCTTTTGCTGCATGACATCGAGGTTTACACCTCTTCGTGTAAGCTGCCGACGCATAAAGCGGCCGACAGCCAGTTGGGCTGCGATGTTGATGGATGGTTGCGTAGAAATGCCCCGGTCTTTAAGGGCATCCTTCGGCACACTACTCCACTTATCAAAGTCACAGACACGGATCTCGCCGAGGCCTTCACTACACAGGTTGCGAGCCCATGCAGTTTGCGCCCACTCAGGAATGACGTGGAGCGCAGAAGACGTAATTGTGGGTTCAGAACAAAACTTGTGTGGAACGGTACACCACGTACCGCGGTCCGATAGCGTGCTCCCCTTCCCAAGGCGAAAATCTAGCCGAGCTGGGGGACTGCCTAATAAAAAATCAACTTCCTCTCTCACCTTCTGCACTAATGGCATAAGGAGCACGTCCGCGGGCCCATCAAAGGGACCGTTGTTGAGGACGCGTGAGAAGTAAGCGTTCGTTTGGCAGCATTGTTTCTCAGATTCAAGGAAGTTGTCTAAAGCGACAGCTTCCCGATCGATAGTCGTTGGCAGGTCTGCGCATTTATGCAGCAAGCCCACTACTTGAGCATCGACCTTGTAGGAATCCGGAGAAACGTAGTCACGAGGGTCAATTGCTTTACGAGCTAATTGATCCCACTCCCCGTACTTGGCCTGCAAGAAGCATGCCAGAGAAACGGGGGTATCGGCGCCAATAAAGATCTCATTGGCAACATGCAGCAGATCGTCTATCATGTCCTAGGCTCCATTTTAAATGTTAAGGTACCAACCTCCGTAGAGCGCGCGGCAGAATTTCAGCCGTCGTTTCTACACAAATGGCACTACGCAGATCTTCAAGGAAGGCTCTCCGTAAATACAAAAGAGAGAGTCCGAGCAAAACTGTGTAAGCCAAAAAGGCGAGTACCACCACACCAACCAAAATACCGATGGTGTGGTCCCCATTAGGTCGGGGCATAACCGTCTTTGAACGCTGTCTTAACCAGGGTCGCGGCCAGGCAATTAAAGCACTGAGCCACGGCTTCGTTCAGGTCCGTTTGTGGCATCCCTTGCGGGATGGCAAACGAGCCAGAACCCTGAAACAGGTTCACGACGGAAATGGAACCGTCAGCCGGCGACACGGCAGTCTGGGGGTAGGCGTAGGTAAACTCCATGCGTCGAACCTTTCCATCAGCGTTCGACCTTGCGGTCAACGCTAGTGTCGGGTTATGCGCCGGAGCCGTCCCTACAGTAGTGCTTTTCCAGATCGCCGGAACGCGGTCACCCGCGCTCGCAGCTTTCGCTGCATAGACGATGTTCGTGGTCTCGTCAGCTTTTTTGACGGTGAGATCAGCCATTGAAGTGGCCATTTCTTTCCTTAAAAGTTAGGGTGGCGTCTGACCTTCGGAAGATCTCGAAGGGTAGACATTAGGAGCGCAATTGCGTTTGCTCCACGTGCCGAATAAAAACCAGTAAATCTCGCTTGTAACTTCGGCGGCGAAGGTATGGTTAACGTTCGCGTTACTTGCGTCCTCTCTTTGATCGAATGGGTAGGCGTCCAGTACTTGTTAAAATAATCATTGTACGCGACGCTGTACCACGTAATCATTGAGTTTTTGAAGGATAGACCTACAAAGTCTGTCAGGCTCTGCAAGTAGTTTCCTACGGGGACAAACCAATCTACAACAAAGGAGAATGGAATAACCTCCCAAGCTATAGAAAGAGGATTGGTAAGCCCTAATTGGTTCGCCTTCCAGGCAACCCAGTTCGTCACGTACACCTCTGACTGCAGTTGAACCGCAGTTTTAAAGGTAACGCGCTCGTAATTACCTAGGTACATCCCAGAGCCCTCACTTAAAGAAAGGGTCATGGAGGCTTTCGCCCGACCACGACAAATGAGGAACTTCGGAAAAGGACGCTGCAGCACCATAGAGGCGCTGTGTATATCTTCCACGAGAGGCTTCCAGCCGAAGGAGTACTCCAGCCAGACACTACCCATGTCAGATGCGGACTTCCGAAGAGTGCGTTTTTTAATCCCAAGCGCTTTTACGAAGCCAGTAATATTACCTTGCCTCAACGAGCGAGCAGCTAAAATCAGCTGTCCCACTCGAGCAGTCAATGAAGACATTGCTTGCTTTCGCTCGGCGATGTCTGCTCCCAATTGAGCAGTATCATCCACGCGGTCTCGAAACCTACCATAAGCTTTTCGGTAGAGTTCGTTCTCCCAAGCTATAACAGTTGGGAACACTGGATGAATGGCTGTGTAGGACCATGATGCGAATCCGCCATTGTTATAAACGTTGCGCTTCGAGTCCAAGATGTATTGATTTGGAGCCGAAGTGCGCGGTTTTTGGCGAGCCGACGAGCTCCTTTTATCGAGCAAGCCGGGTATCAACACAACCTTATTGATGGGCCAGTATGTTGTCATAAAAAACTCCATGGCAACAATTGGCGTCCACTAAGGGCGTCACCTAAGGAATTACTGGAACCACACGATCAGTGTGGTCCCAGATGAACCGACTCAATCTTCGTTTTACCATCCTTGCGGTAGAACCGCATCTAAATGGTATCCAACTGAGTCGATTCAAAAGAAATTCCTTTGAAACAGTGACGAACAGCCCCTCTAAGGCAACAGAGGTTGCCGGTTAGTTAAAGAGGACCGCACCGACGAATGTCGATGCACCAGAGTACCCTCGGGGTTTCCCCCGAGG